TAAAAAGAAATGCAAATACTGCTGATGGATATGGTGGATTCACAAGTACACAAAGTACGATAGCTACTATATGGGGAGATAGAAAATATCTTAACGGTGAAGTAATTTTTCGTGATGGTCAAAGGATATTACAAACTGGTGTAGAAATTACATTAAGAAAAAACACCGCAACAACAAATATTCAAATTGGTGACGTATTACAATTAACTGGTGATACAAACAAATATAGAATTAATGATATGTATGAAGTAGATTTATATACATATAAAATCATTGCTGATAAATAAGATTAAATATTTATGAAGTACGGAATAGAAATGAGACAAGAAAGTAAAAGAAGATTCAATAAGAAAATGAATAAACTAAATAATTTTGTGAAACCTACAAAAGGTTTTGATGAACTTTTAAATACTATGGCTGGTGATATAATGGTTCAATCTAATATAGATGTTCCCGTTGATAAAGCTGCTTTAAAGAAATCAGTATTTATAAAAAAGAAACCGTTTAATTTAATTGTAGGATATAGTGTATTTTATGCTGCTTTTGTTGAATTTGGTACGGTATTCCAAAGGGCACAACCATATTTTAGACCTGCAATATTTAGTGCATTAAGATCATTAAAAAGAAATTGGAAATCAAAATTTAGAAAAGAAACAAGAATATGAAAGATGCAAGTTATTTAATTCGTAAAGAAGTATATGATGCGTTAAATGGTAACATAACAATTAATAGTTCAAGCGTACCAGTTTATAATGTTGTTCCTTCAACACAAAATGGTTACCCATATATTTTAATTACTTCAGTTACAAATATTATTGCTGATAATATGAAAGAATCTTATCTAAATCAAATCGTTACACAAGTAGAAATAGTAACTGGTTTTGATACTAATACTGGTGGTCAACTAGATGCAAATCTTGGAATCAATCAAATATCACAATTACTTATAAGTAGAAATACATTTTTTAATCTTTCATCTAGCAATTTTAAAGTTATCTCAGCAGAGAATAATGGTATAAACTATATTACAGAGGACACAAAAACAAAAACTTTTTATAGAGGCATTTTAACATATTCTAATTTAGTAGAACAGTTATGAAAATAGAACTATATAGATATAGTTCGCAAAAAGATAGTACACTAGGATTATTATTTTTAGTAGACGATGAAAACAAAAAAGAATTTTTATGTTATTCTCTTGAAGATGAGAAAAGAACTAAAAAAGTTTATGGTGAAACTAGGATTCCTAGTGGACAATATTGGATTGAATATAGAACGAAAGGTGGGTATCACAAACGATATAGTGAACGCTTTAAAAACATTCATAGAGGGATGTTGGAAATTACTAACGTACATAATAGTAGTATGTCTTTCAGTAATATTCTTATTCATTGTGGTAATACTGATGATGATACAGCAGGTTGTCTTTTGGTTGGAGACGTTTGTACGCAAAATGTTACAAAGAATGGACTTTTAGGACAATCTTCTAATTGTTATAAAAGAATATATAAAAAAATAAGTGATTTATTAGATACACAAAAAAAACTTATTATAAAAATTATTAATTTTGAAGAAAAATAAAAACAATAATAATATGGATGATTTAATGAATAAAAAGGTAGCAGTAGATTTGGACTCTGATGGTAAATCAGATTTTAAGATAGATTTTAAAACATTATTTATTGTTGGTGGTATGATTATTACTATGACAATGAGCTATACATCTCTAAAACAAGAAATAGAAATAGCGAAAACAATGCCTAAAATTATTATTGATCAAGATGACACAAAAATTATAAATCAAAAAATGGATTATATTATAAGAGAATTAGAAAAATATGAAGAACAAACGAATAAAAGATTAGAGTCATTAGAAGATAAGGTTTATAAAAAATGAAACAATTAAATTCTCATATAGTTAATGAATTAGATGATGCAACTTTAAAAAAACAAATGCTAGTAGGACAAACAGTTCAAAAAATAAATACTCTTATGGATGTAGCAGAAGGATTAAATACTCAAGAATGGGATGGAGTTCAAAAACTTAATATACTTATTCAAATAGAAAATAAATTAATAGATTTAATTGAAGAATTATGATGATAATAGAAGAAGTATTTATTATGATTAGTGGTTTTAGTTTAGTCACATTATGTTATTATATGTTTCATAAAAAAATTGAAAAACAAAAAAAACAAAAAAAAAAGAAATGAATTGTGATTGTCCATTTTGTATATGTAAATGAAAATTTTAAATAAAATTTTTAGTGGTGCTTTAAGTCAAGTATCTAATGTAGTTGATAAATTTGTAATGACTAAAGAAGAAAAGCACGAAGCACAAGTTCAGATAAAAAACATATTAATAAAAGCAGAACAATCAGCACAAACACAAGTAAGTTCAAGATGGGAAAATGATATGAAATCAGATTCTTGGCTTTCTAAAAATATTAGACCACTTACATTAATTTTTTTAACAAGCGTATTTGTAATATTAAGTTTCTTTGATGGTAACATAGGCGAGTTTACAATAAACGAAGCCTATAAACCAATATATCAAACTCTTTTAATGGTTGTTTACTCTGCTTATTTCGTAGGTCGTAGTATAGAGAAAACACAATCAATCAAAAAATAATGGCTAGGCAAAATTTAATAGTTGCTTATACCGTAAAGCCTAAAAAGAAACGTAAAGGAATACATAGTAAAAATAAGAATACAAATCAAAAAGCAGGAAAATATTTTAGTGGTTCAAAATACAGAGGTCAGGGTAGATGAACAAATATGTAAAACCTGTAAAGAGTTAAAATCTATAGACAAATACTATAAACGAGCAAATAAAAAACCTGAAATACATTGTCGTAAATGTCGCAATAAAGTTAGAGATGAAAACCATAGACATTGGAAACAAGAATTTATTTATAAATTAAGTAAACACATAGAAATAGAATGTGTAAAGTGTGGGTATAATAAAAATTTTGGTGCTTTAGACTTTCATCATATACGAAATAAAACTTTTAAAATTTCCAGAGAATTAAGAAATTTAAGTAAAAAAAACTTTTATGATGGTAGAGTAGAAAATATTATTTATGAAATTTTAGTGCATTGTGAAATACTTTGTGCTAACTGTCATAGAGAACATCACACGATACATATAATGAAATTGAAAAAATAGTATATTTGTAAATAAAATACTTATATGGGAACTTCACTTACGGGAAAAACGATAGCGTCATCTTATTCGGGTCTAATAAAAACTACTGATAATGGTACTTTAAATGGTTCAGCAAAAGTTTTAACTGATGGTACTGGAACAAACTCAGCTCTTTATTTATCCACTACACAAGTAGGTATAGGTATAAACCCAACACAAGCATTGCATATTTCAGGTAATATGCGTCTTACTGGTGCTATTTATGATAGTAATAATTCTACTGGTACAAGCGGTCAGGTTTTAACCTCGACTGGTAGTGCTACCGATTGGATGGATAACGCTGGAGGTGATATTTCAGGAACTGGTACATCAGGAACTCTTACAAAATTTACTGGCACTAAAACAATAGGAGATTCTATAATGACTGAAAGTGGTACTGAAATAACACTTACTGGCTCATTAGCACTATCATCATATATAACATTAGATAATAATAAAGGAATAAAAGGAAAAAATACAAGTGGTACAGCTATTTCTCTTATTAGAATGGATAGTAATGATGTTGTGAGTATAGATTTTCAATCACAAGGAACTTCATTTGGTGGTAATATTAGTTTAATTACAGATAAGAAAATTTATTTAGGATCTTCTAATGAAAGTGAGATATATCACACTGCTAGTTCTTTTAGAATAAAAACAGATAATTCATCAAATATTAGAATTGATAGTGGTAGTAATATTCAATTAAGAACCGCACAAGGAGATGTTAGTGCTTCAAATGAAAATATATTAGGTTATCATAATAATAATAATTGGTTTGCAATATCAGGTGCTGATCCGACAGCAGTAAGTAGTGGTGCTGGGCAAACTGGTTATGATTTACATATTTCAAATGTGGCAGTAGATAAAGATATTATTTTTCAAGGAAATGATAATGGCACTCTAATAACAGCAATGACATTAGATATGTCTGAAGGTGGTAAAATAAAATTTAATGCTTATGGTAGTGGAACGGTAAGTGGAACAGAAGCCTATAGATTAGGAGTAGATTCTAGTGGTAATGTAATAGAAATAACTGACGGTGGTGGTAATATAACTGGTAGTGGTACAATAGGAACAATACCAAAATTTACTGGTACATCTGCACTCGGCGATTCACCAATTACAATATCAGGTAGCGATGCAACTTTTGCAGGTAATGTAGGTGTAACAAATGGTAACATAACTACAGGTCTAGGTGCTACTCTTGGAGGGGTACGATATTCAGCACCTAGTGGGTATTATAGTTATATTACAAGAAATAATGGGGCTAATCTATGGACAATATCTTTATTAGGTACAGACGGAGACCCAGCTAATGATACAATAGGTAATGATGTTTTCACAATTAATTATGTTGGAAATGCAACTTTTTCAGGAGATGTAGTAGTTCCAAGTGGTTTAATTTCAATACTAGGTGGAAATAATTTAACAATTAGTGGTTCAGCAGCAAGCCACGCAGGACTAACTTTTGCGACTAATTCTATTTTGCCTGTTGTTGTTTCTGCTGATACTGATAATGTAGTTGATTTAGGACAAGTTGGAAATGTATTTAAAAATCTTTATTTAGGAAGTGAAATAATATCAGGAGGGGGAGCAACTTTTGCAGGAGATGT